ACATTCATGCACAGAACTATAGTGACTCACTTAGAGCATTACTGATAGCAAAGTATCCTAACACAGAGAAGTATAATAACAGCAAAGCAATAGATAGATATCTTAAGAGACACATAGCAATCATTATTGATGACATGCATACAGTCTATACAAGAGCAAGACATAAACTATATAAGGAATACTTTTACATAGATATCACTAAACTAAGAACTACATGGGGTCGCTTAACTCTTAATGGTAGATCGTGTTGGGGTACAGAAGTGCTATATAGACTTATGGTTGTAGAGATCTATCACGGACATAATGGTATGTCGAGTGCCATAGATATAAAGAACCCGCTTCTACTGAAAGCAATCAGTGAGTGTGCTGATCACTACAACCCGAGACCTATCGTAATAGAAGCAGATGAAGCAGATATAGTTGATACCTATTGTAATAGAAAGACACTTGAGGCATATGCAGCAGATCAGTCAAAGGATATCGTTCTAAGAAGAAAAGCAAAGCAGATACTCAACTCATTAGATATGCACGACTGTTTCAAACAAGTGATCAAACGGCCAAGAATTGACCGCACTTATTTGCTTGGCCTCAATATACAACAGTGTAAAAAAGAACTTCGTGAGGCCATACTATCAGGTCAATACGAGTACGACTTAAATTGCGCGGTTTTGGCTCTCTTTGCAGCAGTAGCGCACAAGTTAAGCAACAAGCCCTATGCTACTATTTTAAACTACGTTCACAACAGACATGCTATACGTCAACAGATAGCAGATGAGACAGGTTTAAGCATAGAGGAAGTCAAGGAAGCACTTATAGCAGTGGGGTTTGGTAAGAGGGCTAAGAAAGCAAATGCTGTAGCAGTGATAATGTTTGCAAGTAAAACAGGTAAAGAAATCATAGATGAGTTTAGAAAAGCATCAACTGTTATCTATAAAGCACATAAAGAGGTAGGTGTTTCAAGATCTAAGAAGTTATCGTCGCTATTCTTTCAGTTCGAGTCTGAGTTTATGCGTGAGTTTGTATATCAAACAGGTCAAAAATGCAACTTGCCTATACATGACAGCGTTATATTGCTAAAACCTGTTAACATACAGCAAAATGTTGCTAAAATGATGCTTTCGTTTACAGATCACATGGAGTATTTTGATGTTACAGGAGGTTTGATATGAATTTATCCGAAGAAGACTACATGATAGAGAAACTCAAGGGCGAGTTATTAAGTGGAAATGCCGATAGAAGTTTCTTTTTACCTTCAGATTCCCCATTTGTACCATATGACTGGACATTTGAAACATATGATGAGTGGGTAGAAAGAAAACTAAATGAAAAAGGCCCTATGCAGAAATTACCGGTAACACAAGAACTAACTTCATTTATGGATACAGTTATGTGGTTTGGAATGCACGAGGGTAAACTTATAAAAGATATACCACTTGGATATATTTTGTGGCTAACAAAAAATCTTGATAATGGTTTTGAAAGAAATCAGTTCTTGAGAGAACTCAAACGACGGTATCAAGATATGGAGAACAGTTAAATGTAAGAGATAAATATCTGCGTGGGCTACTGTCATTGCCCACATGTCGTAAAAAAGCGCTCCTTGCTTGGAAGCCCGCTATCTTAAAGGGTAGCGGGCTTTTTATTGGATGGATAAATAAAAGAGTGTTAAGCATAATGCCACACTAATAAGACGATATCCTAAAGGATCGAAATATGGAAGATGACGACGACAATGTGATACCTATCACACCAAAAACAAAGTTCAAACCAAGACAACATAAACCTACCAGAAATGTTTTTGATCCTACCAAGGAACGAAACGACATGACAGGCTATGCACCGTCACCCGGCTCTAAGGGCGGTCGCACATGGAAACCCGATACTATTGGCAGATATAAAAGCGGTGTGCTTGACTGGTCAGTTGACGAACTTATTGCATACAAGCAAACAGGTGCAACGCCAAAACGAATTCCTGATGTCGATATATTATACAAACTAGGTAAGGCAGGTGTTTCTATTATGAACTCATGCGATATATTTGGTATCAGTGCTGACAAGTTTAGTAGTAACCCCGACTGGAGCGATGCACATGCAGCAGGTCGTGCTCAACTTGGTAGTAAAATACGCACAAGTTTAGTTGAGGATGCACTAGAAAGAGACAACACCACAGTCAAAATATATCTAGACAAAATACTTGGTGGTGATAGAGAACAACCACAGGTAGTAGTTAATATTAAAAACAACGAACTACAAGAGTACTCAACAGAGGATCTTATCAATCTAGCATTCAAAGAAACACCCGATGACAGCACCGAAGCAGACAACAAAGAGTAAGATAAAGGCTGAATTGTGGAAGCGTGGTGCATTGCACTGGATTCTATATCCTCACCAACTACTTGTATATAACAAAGTAAGAGAAATTCTTGCAAGTGACGACCCGTCTATGAACTCCTATGTGATAGACTGTGCTCGTCAGTTCGGTAAGTCCTTCATTATGTTTTTAATATCAGTTGAGGAATGTCTACGTAGACCAAATATAACCGTTGTGTATGTTGGACCACTCAAGTCTCAAGTAAACGAAATCATTAACGGTAACACATTTGGCACTATGTTTGCTACTTGTCCACCTGACTTAACACCTAAGTATGATGCATCAACACTTGCATTTCCAAATGGCAGTCGTATTAGACTTGCTGGTACTGACCAAAAGAACTATACCAACTTGCGCGGTGGTGCTGCTCACTTAGTAATACTTGACGAAGCAGGCTTTATGTCTGATCTTGAAACTGGTGTATTGCCAACTGTAGAACCAATGACCAAAACCACAGGCGGTAAAGTAATATTTGCAAGCACACCACCCGATACATTGGATCACGACTATATACAAATACTGCGTGATCATGACGAAGCAGGGCTTATTAGCACATTTACTATTTGGGATGATAAGTCACTAACAGAAATGCAACTACAAAAGATTATCAATCAGTGTAGGGGTAGAGAAACCACTAAGTTTAAGCGTGAGTATGAATGTCAACGTATTGTAGAGTCTAGTTTGCAAGTGGTTCCTGAACTTACAGAAGAAAAAGGAAAGCAACTTAGTATTAACTTTGACTATAGGGGTGACCCATTATTAAAGTATTATCATAGATATATTGTGGTTGATACTGGTGTACGTGATAAAACAGCGGTGATATTTGCACATTACAACTATAGAAACAAGAAAGCAGTGATAGAAGCCACGTTAGACTTGCAAGGCAGTGAGTATAACACTGCAAAACTAGCAGATATGATAGAAAAGAAGCGTGATTTGCTGTGGGATAAGGACTTTACCGGTGAGTTACGCTATATTGCAGATAGTAACAACTTGATTGTTATAAATGACTTGAATATTATCTATAAGTTACCATTCATCGGCACAAACAAAGGTAGACTAGACGAAATGGTACAAAAAGTGCGTGATTGGGTGTATGATAACCGCATTTTATTCACGCCTGACGCTGCGGATGCACTAAACTGCACAAAGTTTGCTATTTGGAGCAAGTCACGCACTGAATTTGCTCGTTCAGCGAAATGGGGTCACTACGACTTAGTTGCCGCTATCACCTACCTAATCCGTAATATTAACGAATATAAAGACCCTTTACCAGTAAATTCGCCTGACAGATATAATACATTCACTCCGCATGTTACACCCCCGAATGTGTTACAATCAACAAGGGAACTTGAGGGTGTATTTTACAACCCACGCAAAGGCCTATCATACAACTAAGGAGAAATATGGGAAGACCTAAAATATATAGTAATGACGAAAGAATTAATAGAGCAAACTACCTTAATCACGCAAGTAGAGCACGTCGAAGAGGCATTGACTTTCATTTTACATTGGAAGAATGGCTCGATATGTGGATAACATCCGGACATTATCACGAAAGAGGTGTTAAAAGAGATCAATATGTTATGGCACGTAAAGGACCCGACATAGGGCCTTACTCAGTAGATAACGTTGTTATTCAACTTTCTACTATTAACAATAGCGACGGGCATAAAGGCAGAAAATATCCAACAAAAAGGAAAACAATATGAAATTACCAAAAACAGTCGAAGTAGTAGAAATACTCAAAGCAAAACCAGAAGCAGTAGATGCAGTTTCTGGCTTAATAGAGCGTAACTTAGAGTTAGAAGAGATATTTGAAATGTTACAACCACTCTTATATCAACTTAGCACTATGTTATACACCAATGATGAACCAGTTGAGTTAAGCACTTTAGTAGTGCAAGCAGTAGAAATGTTAAAAGGAGTTAAACATTAATGAAAAAAGAAACTAAAAACCCAAATGATCCTATTGAGAAAACAGTAGATGTAGCACCTGCATGTGAATATTACAGGTTGTTTAAGACAGACCGCAATATGTTTTGTGTAGAAACAGTTAAAGTAAAGGGAACTGAAATAGTTGAAGTGATCAGAACCGATCCAACCTTCATGCCTATTGCATTTGATCAAATGCGCCGTAAAACTGTTGGTATGTTTTTCCAAGCATTAGAGTCAGCATGATTTATCTAAGTATTGCATTAGTGATCATTGCAGGTATGGCAGCATATCTTGCAAACAAAATCATAGATAGAAAATATGTAATAAATACTGTATCTGCACCAGATGCAGATGCCGTTGCGGCTTTCGAAGAACAACTCAAGAAGTTTGATGAGAGACTAAACAATACCTGGGGAACCGTCAGTGCTATCAAAACAGAACTGGAATCTATTAGGTTAGCAATAGCAATAAAAGGTAGGTAATACATGAATGATTTAGTGAATAATACAGAGCCAGTTGAGGAAGACTACTGGGCGGCAGGTGATACACGGATGTGTGCAGATGAAGTTATAAAGCGTTGTGATGACTACTTTACTTTCTGTCAATCCAAAGGATGGTTTACGCTTTGGAGACGCCTATACTATGCGTATAATCCAAATCGATACTCACTTGCACAAACAGTACAAGCAGGTGAAAGTGCAGAATATCGCACTATTAAAGTCAATCACTTCCGTAACTTACTAGAACATATTCAAACTTTAAGTATTACAGATAGGCCAGCATGGCAACCACAGTCAACAAATACCGATTCTAGAAGTCAAAAACAAACTATTATCGCACAAGGTGTTCTAGACTATATGATGCGTGAAAAGCGTGTAGAACGACATTTGAAAGATGCTACTAGAAATGCACTGTTATTCACAGAGGGCTTCGTATCCGAAACTTGGGAACAAGATGCAGGTGAGGCACTCAGTCAAGACGAAACAGGTAACACACAACATAGTGGTGACCTTAAGTACTCAAGTCACGAACCAGTTGATGTTGTACGTGATCCAAACTTGAAAGCATTTAATCAAAGATCCTGGGTGGTTATTCGCACATACGAAAACAAATACGACTTAGCAAAGAAGTATCCAGAATATGCAGAAGAAATCACTGCACAAAAAGTTGGTGTCACTGTTAAGAATCACTACCTGGGTGGCCAATACTTAGACCGCAGTGTTGAAAGTGACCAAATACCACTACTTACATTCTATCATGTAAAATCAGCAGGTTGCCCAGATGGCCGCCAAATGACTCTACTTACTGATGGCACTGTCCTAGTTGACGGCATCCTACTATATAAGCATATACCACTACACCGTATTGTATCAAATGATCAAATCGGCACACCAATGGGTATGTCAGTTAGTGTTGACTTGCTACCATTACAAGAAATGTTAGATGCACACTATACTACTATTCTAAGCATTAACGAAAACTTTGCAATACCAAAGATACTATTACCAATAGGTAGTAACATCATGGCAGATAGTTTAAGTGCAGGCTTTCAAGCAATCAGTTATAATCCACAAGGTGGCAAACCCGAAATAATGAATATGCCAACCGCCCCAGACGGGTTATTCAAAGCAATGATTCAACTACAACACGATATGGAAACAATCAGCGGTGTAAATTCAGTTAGCAGAGGAAATCCCGAAGCATCCCTAAGAAGTGGTTCAGCATTAGCCTTAGTGCAATCAATGGCAATACAGTTCCATGCCCCACTACAGCAATCCTATATTAGTTTACTTGAAGATGTAGGTACTGCCACTATACAAATAATGCAGGACTATGCAGATGCACCACGTATTATACAAATAGCAGGTAAGCGTAATAGAGGTATTATACAGCAAAGTTTCAGTAATAAAGATATTGACAGTATCAGCAGAGTACAAGTACAAGTAGGTAATCCACTTAGTAAAACAGTAAGTGGTAGATTAAGTATCGCTCAAGACTTGTTACAGAACAAGATTATCACTAATGCTGCCGAATACCTGATGGTGCTCGAAACCGGTGAGTTAGAACCACTAACACAAGGACCAACATTAGACTTACTAAACTTAGCAAGTGAGAATGAAATGTTACTTGACGGCACTGATATTCCTGTATTGTTTACTGACAATCATCAACTACATATACAAGAACATGCTTCATTAGCAAGTGATCCACAAATACGCACTAATCCAAACCAGTTCGGTATTATTGCTAAACACATCATGCAGCATATTACTATGTTGAGTGATCCCGACTATCAAAACTTTAGAATGCTTACCGGTCAGCCATCCATACAGGGCGGTATACCAACAAATGCACCACAGCAACCCGGTACCCCACAAGGTAATCCAGCAGGTGCCACTGCATTAAGTGCAGCAGGTGGACCAAACACACAAGCAAAGCCAACTAATGTAGCCCAGATGGCCGGTAATGTGCAACAACCACAAATGCCAAAGAACGCATTGACAGGTGAACAAGCACCACAACATCCACCATTATAACATACCTATCTAATATTAACAATAATAGGTAATCCACTAAGATAGGTAGTGGACCCTATAACATAACGCAAAACAAAGGAAGCAATATGTCAGAAGATATCAACCCAGCAGCAGCCCAAGTGGTAGACCAAGCACAACAAACTAACACCAATAGTGTGCCAGGTAGCCTCCCAGGTGAAACCAAAGCCGAAACAGTAGCACGCATGTATAAAGTGAAAGTTGACGGCATAGACACAGAAGTGGACGAAGCAGAACTATTGAAAGGTTACACTCACTCCAAAGCAGCAAGTAAACGTATGGAAGAAGCAGCCCTTCAAAGAAAGGAAGCAGAACAAGTATTACGAATCTTCAAAGAGAATCCAAAAGAAGCATTCAAACTACTAGGTAAGGATGCACGAGCATTTGCTGAACAAGTGATCAATGACGAACTATCCGATGCATTACTATCCCCACAAGAAAGAGAACTACGCGAATACAAAGCAAAAGTCGATGCATATGAATCCGAATCAAGAAGTGCCAAAGAGCAGTATGAAAAAGAACAAGCAGAAGCAGATATAAACAAACAAGCCGAAAGTATACAAGCAGATATTATCACTAGTTTAGAAACAGCAGGCTTACCCAAAACTGAAAGAACAGTATCACGCATTGTATACTATATGCAAAGTGCTATTGAAGCAGGATACAATGTAATGCCAAAGGATGTGATTGACCAAGTAAAGCAAGACTATATAAGTGACTTCAAGTCAATGATAGGTGGCTTGAGTGAAGATCAAATCGAAATGTTCCTAGGTGCAGACTTAGTACGCAAAGTAGCAAAGTCAACTGTGAAAGCACCGGTAGTAAAAACTGTACCAAAAGCAGTGAATGTAAAGACTGAAGAAACAACTAAGAAACAACTGAGTCCACGAGACTTCTTTCGCTCGTAATATATAAGCCACTCTAATACGTGGCTTTTTCTTGTATGAATATTTGCTTTATTTAGTAGATATGTTATAATACATGCTTACAAGGAGCAAGTATGAACATAGAAGTATTAATCGGCTTGGCTATAGCAACATCAATGTGGCAAAACAACTGGACACCCGGTACCAGCATGGAAGAAGTGTTAGAACAAGATCCTGAGTTTGCTGCTATACGTGAACAGGCAGATAATAACCTTTCGTGGTTAGAAAGTGGTCTTGAGATAGAACTAACAACGGCGTTGGATGTTGTTGAAGCGATCTGGGCTGGCAGTGAAGAGGACTATGAGGAGTTATTATGAAATATCAAGTTATGATTGAAGGTGATGGTGGAGGTCAGTACACAGCCCTGCCGGGCTGATTTTGATCGAGTAGAGTCGAAATGGTGGAGGTCAGTTTTGATCGAGTAGAGTCGAAATGGTGGAGGTCAGTTTTGATAGGCAAATAGTCTGACCCCCACCCTCGAAACCCACAATCTCAGAAGCACTTCCCACCCCCTCCCTATGCTGCTACTGTGTCGAATAGAGTTTCACCTCGCACTCTGAAACTCATTGTATCTCGCACAGTAGGCCTAGGCTAAGCGGGGTAAGCCGTTTCACGGCAGACCTCGTATAGCACGAAGTGCTATACAAGGTATAAATTTCGCCTTATTTGTATGGTTTTCTAAGCCTATCCATCACCGTGGGTATCCTGTATAGCACTTCGTGCTATACGAGGTGATTGCCACCTAGGCAACACGTTACCACCATGCGAGGCCTAGGTGTTCATTTAGGCTTTCAAAATGCCACGAGGTGAGCCTATCTTATTATACTATATATCTCGCTGTATGTCAACCCGGTGGGACCGTGAAACGGCACCTAGACGGAATGGTTATCTAGGATAGAAAGGTTAGGGAATAGAGTTTCGATAGGGTTTCGTTGAGCCAGATAGAAACTTATTAGAGTTTCGATAGAAATGTTTTTGAAAGAGTTTCGCCGAGGGGCATTTACCTATCAAAGTGCCTATGCTAAACGGGTTCTAAACCGTATCAAATGCCTATAAGAATACCTAGCATTCTGCTAGATTGCCCTATACATTTCGTTAGAATACCTAGCATTCTGCTAATAATAAAATCTTTTGTCGTACGAGGCTACCAATGGAAGTCTTTATGACTTCCATGAGGTCCGTGTTGCGTAGCAACACAACCAACTTTATTCTTTATGAGTCAAATGGTAGATTAATAATCGGGAGAGGAACTTCTTTGAGTTTTCTCTCGTAGTCTCTTTTATCTGACAAATATGTAAGATAAAGCATCACTACTATACATAATGCTAATACTCCGTACCAACTAATAATACTCGCAAGTATTGGAATAGCAGGTATTAGGCCTACCAACACACAAAATATAATAAGGCCGGCAATAACTTTCATATTATATTGTGTTACATTGGGAACCAGCCAATATCACTCTTCCAACCAAAGTTAGTATTTGGTGTTTCGACTCCTGCTGTATCAACTCCTGTCATCCTAGACATACAGAAAGCCGAATATGTTTTCTTATCTATTACATACTTTACAGTTACAATGATAATAGGTTCTGTCTGAGCACCAAATACTCGCATTGTGCCTTCTGTTAGTAAACTCTTGATAGAGAACTTCTTATCTATCATTTGAGTTTCTCTCATCTGGTCCATTAAATGCACATTACAGGCTTCTGCCTGGGACTTCAACATTAGTATTATACCTGTATTACCTTTTAACTGCATTGTAGCAGCAGTCGATGTCATGCTTGCACTAATACCTATGCAGCATATTAAAGCGTTTAGGAGTTTCATTTTGCTTGACGTTTGGCAGCACGAGCAGCATCTTCGGCTTCGCACCAAAGGCGACGATCTCTCTCACCACATGTTTCGTTATTATTCTTAACGAATATATCAACTTGTGGCATTACAAACATGCACATAAACAAATATAAAAATAGATAGATCATATAAACTCCTATACAGCACTATTGCTGTTTATGTGTTTATTATATACTATTTAGTAGATGTTGTCAACTCGTCCAGATCAGTAATCTTGCCGTCAGTATTAGTTTGTGCTCTACCTTCTGGAGTAGATTGTAACTTCATTGCTTCTTTACGCTTGTCATCTTCGCTTGATTGTGCGGCTGAAAGATAGTCCGATAATCCGCCGAATGCGCCTGGACTACCACCGGCAACTTCGCTTGCGTCTTTTGTTGCTGCTTGAGTTACTAGTTGATTTACTACACCTGCTGCTGGTGTTGCACCTGCTGCTAATATCTTTGCTGGTATGGGACTCAATGCTACTTTGTGACCTATGCGGGTACCTAGTTCACCTATCATCTGTCTACCGGCACCATGTGCACCAACAGCGGCACCACCTAATGCAGCAGTGAGTGGATCGACAGGACTTCCTGCTACATAGTTTAGGCCACCGCCTATAACACCACCCAATACACCTTCTGCACCGGTTTTTGTTGCTTCACCTACAATCTTACCCCATGATGGTGTTGCTTCTGCTATAACTGCTCTTGCTGCAGGTTCTAATGAGTTAACAGTGAATGTCTTTCTCTTCTCAAGTAAGTTTACTAGATGTTGTCCTGCTTCGGGCAATGTTATTCCAATCTCTTTTATAAGTTTTGGTTCTGTACTGTTTACTACACGCTCAAGCACTTTTTCGTAGCCAGGGGGTTTATCTTTTAATAAAGACTTCATTGTGGTGATGATTGTGTTTTTCGTAGAGTTCTCTGCTGCCTTAACTCCGCCTTTAACTATCGATCCCGGAAGAGTGGCTAATACACCACCCAATGCACCACCTGTGGCTACATCTTTGACTAGATCGTATCCACTCTTATCACTATTACCATATGCATCTACTGCACCCATTGCGGCATTAGTGGCACCTTGACGTGCAAGTGAGCCTCCTGCTGTTGCTAATAGTGCTGGAGCACCACCAACTATGTTACTTGCTAGACTGATACCCGGGTGGGCATTGCTTGCTACTTTATTATTTTCTAAGTATGCTTTTAGATTTGCCTTTGTATCACCCGGATTTAAGAGCGCACTAATGCGTGGTGCTAGACCAAACGTGGCACCATTGGCGAAGCCTCTTACTGCGGCATCACTCTTACTGCCAGGTTGAAACCAACCGGGCTCTTCAGTTGGTTCATCTTTCTTTGATTTTGGGATTACATAGTTGTCTAAGTCTAATGCCATATTATTGCCTATTAAGTTCGTTTATTTGCTTGAAGCCTGCTTTCTTTAGTTCATCAACTTTTGCTGGACTTGCTAATCCACGAGCACCTGTTGTCGGATTATACAAGTAAACCTTTGCCTTAGTTTGTGAATCATCAAAGCCTGTAGCAGTACCTTTCTCTTGAATATACTTTGTGTATGACTTTTGGCGATCTTCTTGTCTTGCTACTTGTTCGTTGAATGTCAACATTTCGTTTTGGAATGCAGTTGGGCTTAGTTGCATTATACGTTGTACTTCATCTTCTAGTTTAATAGGAGCGGCACCACCTGCTGCACCATATGCTGACTTAGCAGTAGCAAGTGAGTTTATGGTAGACTTCATTCTTTCGCTTTCAGACGGCACCATCTTAGCAATCCAATCTTGCACTTTACCGGTTGCAGGGAATCTACCTGCTGCTCTATCTGATGCACTGCGTTGTGCTAGTCCACCGGTTAATGCATCAATACCATACTTACTTGCAATAGCACTTTGCACTCTACCATTAGCATCTTCTGATGCTGCTGCTGTTTGTGCGCCTGTTGTGAGTGAGGAAGGTGATGCAGTAACACCACCAACACTAACACCTAAGTTGAGACCTGGTGGTAGTTTTGTTCCTTGTTCTGTAACTGTACCAAGCACTTTTGTACCGAGTCTAGTTTGATCGGCGCTTGCATTTGCTTGATTGGCAAGTCCTTGTGCTTGTGCAGTTTGGCCTTTCTTCAATAATGCTTCTAAGTTGTCACCTGATAACTTAGCGATAGGTGCTGCTTCAATACCTGTCATTGAATCGGGCACCATTGTTTGTATTTGCTTATCATCATACAAGCCTGTCTGTTTCAACATTGCTCTTGCACTGTTACGCATTGCAACACTTTGTGGGGACTTGGCATCCATTAGTAACTGTGTTACTTGTGTGTTTGCTGCTGTTCCAACTAGTTCAAGTTGTAGTTTCTTTTGGTTAAGTTGTGCTTCTTTAGCACTGATATCGAACTTACCTGACTTTTCAAGTTGACCCATTACTTCACCTGCAGATAATAGTCCTTGCTTGTATAGTTCAATACCATTCTTGGCAAACTCTTGCTCACGAGTTACTTTACCAGTAGTTTGATACTTGTCCATTTCGTCACGGGCTTTTTGCTGTGCTTCATATGCGTTAACAACTTCGGCACCACCTCTACCCATTGCAAGTTGACCTGCTGACTGTCCCGGCTTGTTTAGTGCTGCTCTACGTGCATACTCTGCTTCTGCTGCTGCTTGCCTATCTTTGTTACCTGCGTGGTCTGCTAATGCAAACTGTTTCAGTAATATATCATTTGGGTTGATATCACCATATGTTTGTTGAGCGATAGTACCTTGTGGTGCTAGGTTACCTGGCTTTGCTACTGGTGCTGTATATGTATCCGGCACCTGTGTTGATACATCCTCTGCTGGAGAAGTAGTAACTGGCTGCTTTTGTGCAGTGATCTGTACTGGTGGCAGTGCTGGTTTACCTTGATTTTGTATCTGTGTTGCAGTTTGCACTACAATCTTAGCCAAGTCCATTGGATCCAAGTCTTTAGCAGCAGGATCAGAGTTGATTGCTTGCGTATAGATATCCATAATGCCGGCATCTGTAGCATTTGGTAGGCTTTGTTTTACTGCCTGTACGAATATGCCAGGAGGCATTGCTATATTATTTGCCATTATTCTTTCCTTCTAGTTTTAAAATTCTTTGATGTTGATTGGCTATTACAGCAAGTGCTTTACTCATTGCTTCTGGCTTTTGGACCATTTTGCCTGCTGGAGTATTTACTACTGAGTCAGGCATGCCTTTTTCCATATCTTGTGCAAGTATTCCTGCCTGCATAGGGTTCTTCTTATCACCCTTGTAGCGATATTTATAGCCCGACATAGTTGCCATCATTTCGTCTACTTCCTTATCTGTAAGTTTCTTCTTATCAGTCTTAAGGTTTTTATCACTTAACCAATCCAGCCAGCCGCTGTCTGTTGCAGTATCACCTAAGTTTTCAAGTGGGCCTGTTCCGTTAAATGCTGAACCGAATGCGTCTGCCGCAGTTGTTACACCTGCTCCTGCGTTTGGTATAGATGCCCAGTCAACTATGTTAGAAACTTCAGCAGCGGTTGCTGGTGTAAATACTCCGTTTAAGAACTTACCAACTTTCTCTACTCCGTTTACTACTGTCTTAACTAAGCCACCTGCTCCACCACTGCCGTTAATTTGATTACCTAACCAATCAAGTTGACCGGTTGTGTCTTTTGCTTGTGCTGCGCCAAGTGTGGCTAAGTTCTCGCCTGCCTTTAGTTGTGCTGCGGCTGCTGCTTTGTTCTTATCAAGTAAGTTAGTAAAGGATTGTTGTGCAGTTTGTAGTGGCATCATCAACTGTGTATTCTTAATGCCAACATTCTTACCAGCAATTTCATTTGCAGTATTAAAGTTGAGTGCATTTGCTGCTTGAGTGTTACTTGCATTTTGTGCTGCTGCTGTATTAGTTGCTGCGGCATTCTGTTGATTAACTGTGTTAGCAGTATTGAAGTTAGCCAAGTTGGCTGCTTGTTGTGCTTGTGCATTGGCTGCACTAACTGCATTCTTTGCTTGTGCATTAAACTGATTGATCACATCCTGTGCACTGGCTTTCTGTGCTTCTTGTCCAAACAACTGTTGGTTTAAGTTTGTATTACCTGTTAAACCTGCCTGTATTGCTGCTAATGCGCGTGCTTGTGCTGACTGTGCTAAGTTTGCACCTGCTGCTGCATTACTATTTGCTGTTGACTGGGTACCGGCGAGTCTGGCTGCTAGTTCCGCACCAGTACCTGCATTGCCCTGCATTTGTAGTTGTTGGAGTTGACCTGCACGCTGTTGTGCTGCATTAGCATTGGCTTGATTCATCACTGTATCAAACTGTGCTCTATCTGCGTCTGTTAAGCCTTTGTTCTTACCTATCGTATCAAGTTGACCTAGTGCAGTTCTTGCACCTTGTATGGTTGATTGATCCGACTGCACACCAGTCATATTGCTTGCTTCTTGCAATGCTGCCTGGAACTGTGCCGGTTCCATATGTCCTTGTACCTGAGCCATTGCTGCTTGGTACTGCGCAGGGGTCATTGTCCCTTGCTGAACTTGCAACTGTAGTTCTGGTATCAGTGCCATTAAGTCTGGTACTGACATTTCTGCAAGTGACTTACCTGCATTCGTTAAAAAGTCTTGGGCATCTCCAAGTGCACCACCTGATAGGAAGTTACTTAACCCGCTGAATATATTTGGCATTATTCTTTTCCTTTAAGTGATTTTCTTTTAGCCCAACTATTTTTCTGGGCTTCGGCCATTTTTAATTTCTGTTCCTGGCTGTATGGTGGGCGTTTATTTCTAGCAATCTTTAGATTTGCTTTATGTTCATCTGTTCTGGTAGGTTTTTTTCTTCCCAGTAAAGATTTTGAAACTTTATCTTTATGTTGTTCTGATAGTTCTTTATCTTTCCAATATCCTCTATGTCCCATCAATGCTTTTGATCTTTTCTCTTTCGCTGTATCTGATTGAATATATGTTCTGGTACCTTCACCACCGTCTGTTAGATTAAGCAATGGACCACGTCCTAAATCTTTTCTACCAAATTTAGCAATTAGTTCCTCTTCAACTAATAATGCTAGTTCTTCATCGAATCCTGCATAGATACCTATTACCGGCTTGACATTATTTTTCTTCATATGCTTTAGTCTAGATACAAATGGCGTATGTTTATTAGATCCTAAATGAGACCAGGCTCTGTCATTACAGCCTTTGCCTATATAGAAAGGTTCATTATGCCTAGACGGATCGTAATAGATATATGTATAGAAGTTATTCATCGTTTGATACTAATTTAATTTTACCACTTTTAATCGCATTATACAGTTCATCTAGTTTTTGAGCCTTGTATATTAAGTTTAGGTGCCTGCGATCTTTAACCTTATCTATTTCGTTAGGACTCATCCCCATATGCAATGCATAGTGGCGAAGTTGTTCTAATATCTTCGGTTGTTCGTTTATATCCTCGAACTCAGGGCAAACATTTCTTATATCGTGTCTTGACATATTATTTCCTCTTACCAATCCAGTATAGCACTGGCTCGATTATATTTCGTAGTAACTTATGTACGGGTCGTCTATATTTACCCATTAGTTCAGCCTGGATGTCTATCGTTCTGTTAACTGCGATATATTCAAGCATTTTCCTAACTTGTAAGTGTGACCAGCCGTTACCTTGCTTGTATGCATAATCAACAAGTGGTAGAAACACTCTATGATATCCTACTTGATGCTCAGGTTTTAAGTGCGTAACTGCATACTTGATCCACACTTTGTTTTCAGTATATGGTAAGCCGTATAGATCATTCATTGCTGTGCAGATAATCTTTCCACCACCACCACCTTCGCCACCACCTTCACTTACTGAGCCGGACTGCCCTTCACTGGCTCCAACTGATACACTACCCGGGCTATCACCCGGTGCATCACCCGGACTTGCACTTACTGATGCACTTGCATTATCACCTGCATTACCACTTGATAAACCTACGTTGTCAGAGGTGCTTGCTGGTGCTGCACTTACTGCACCTGCTGCATCTAAGCCGCTTGTGGGTGCCATGCCTTCTGCTGCTGCTGCTGCATTTGCATCTGAGTTGGCTGCTACTGCTTCTGCCGAGTCTGCTGCATTGGCTGCATTAGTGGCTGCTGCATTTGCTGCGGCAGCATTTTCCCCTATGTTACCATCTGCTGTTGCTGCTCCGGAAGGACCTGCTGGACCAACTGCTCCTGGCTGGCCATTTGTTGCCATTGAGTTGCTTATTGCTTGCCCTATCGCTGAACCAACAATAGAACCAATAGGGCCTGCAATGGCGCCGCCAATAGTACCACCAATGGTAGCACCGGTAGAAATGCCGTCACCCACTACTGCGCCGGTCATTGCATCACCTATTGTTGAACCTATACCTGTTGTGCTTACTCCATTAATACCTAATGCACCCGCTATACCGCTTGTTGCACCTAAACCACTAGTTTCACCTGAACTTGTGTTACCACCTGCTGGACCAACAGACTCACCCGGACCTATACCACCCTCACCTTGTGTTGGTGTAGTAACTGGTGTTCCACTTGAGGAAGGGCCTGTAATAATGCCTGTAGCGGGGTCATATCTGCGACCATCAGCCATTAGCACTAATTCACTGTCCGGTGTAACTACAGGTGGTGTAGTAACTGGAGGCTCAGTAACTACAGGAGGTGTAACTGTAGTGGTTGGATTAGCAGCATTGTAACTTGCTAATAAATCAACCATTTTCTGGTATGCAGTTTCATTTGCAGTATTTGCTGTTGTTTGTTGTTGGTCAAACTGTGTCTGCTGGTTAGCGTTACTTGCTGCGAGTTGCGCTAAAAACGCGTCTGTTGCTGCCTGTTGCGTGGCTGCATTATTATCTATCACTGCTTGTGCTGCGGCAGCATCTTCTGCTGTTTTTGCTGCTGCTTTATCAACATTTTGTTGATCGATAAGTTTGCTCAATGCTGCTTGTTTATCAGCCACTTGCTTTTGTGCATCAGTTACCAATGCCTGATTAGTAGTGGATGCAGTATTAAACGTTGTATTGAGTGGTGCCACATTGTTTGCTGCTGTTGCTACTTGATTATAGGCAGGCATAGTGTTCTGCATAAGGAACTGATCTAAGTTTAATGCGCCTGTGCTGGTATCCTTATTAGAGATATCACCTATCATCTGTGTTCTACCACCAACTGTACTTGCTCTATCTGCTTCTGTATTTGCAGCATTTAGGCTATTGAGTGCAGTGGTGCCTTGATCACTTGATGCCCAACTTGTTGGACCAGTATATGTGCTCTTCTGTGTCTTGCTTGGATCAGCAGCATCTGGGTTGAATATATTTGTGCCAGTTGATACTTTATTAGCAAACTCGTTGCTTGAAGTTGTTAGTGCATTTTGTGCTGCATCAGTTACAGAGTTAATGTTGCCTGCTACTTGTGTTCCAAGTGATTGTGCACCACCTTGGTTGGCATCTAAATACTTCTGTAAGTTATTGAATGTACCTTGCTTTTGTGCATTGGGATCAATGCCGTTGGTTTGACCAGTAGTTTCTGTCTGATCATCAAGCGGATTCCATTTTTGAACGTATGCCATTTATACCACCAAGAAAGTTATGTTATAGGTAGAAGTTACTTCTAACCCGTGTATGTAGTTAATAGTTATTGTTGGTGGATTCACATTCTTATTGATAGTCCATGTAATCACCGCACCTGTATATACTGCTGCACCACTTGTTTTATTAATAGAACCTATTATACAGCAATCAGGGATACCACCACCTGTATATGTAAATGTGATAGGAGTAAATCCGCCTGTTGCATAGTCAGATAATGTAGTAAAACTCGTAGTGTATTTCATTCCTTGCACGTTTTGACCAATCACTAAGTTCTTAGTGAGTGTCTGCACAACAGTTTCACAAAACACATTCAGAGAGGCAAACATGCCACCAAGCCAACTAGGTGCAGTTGGATAATCTGCTGCTGCAAAGCGTCTAAATACAGGTAACATTATTTCTGCCTTGTGCTCGTTGTTACATAGCGGATATCTAAGCCTGACCAGCCAAACTTAGTAAAACATTCAGCATTAGCAATATTGACATACAACCAACCTGCACGTTGTACCTTTTGTGGTATAATGCGTCTAATCTTACCTTGCACTACTTGCTCTCCACCCCATACAGAGGCGCCCCAAATATCAATACCCCAGCCACCTGAGTTAACAGGTACCAAAGTGTCTATATATGGATTACTAATAGTATTGCTTGAAATGCCAGCAGTTAAACTACTGAAACTCTGTTCAGTGAATATGTATATGATTTCAGTAAACTGCTTATTCATACCTGGGTTTTGACAGTCAATCTGCACTGTTTGCACATCTGTGTATATAGGTGTGTATAGTGTTACATCACCTGCTGCCCAATCAGGAAATGCATCAAGCACTAATGTAGTGAAACTAGCATCGCTTGTTACTGCCATAATGCGTGCTTGTGCGCTTGTAGATACTTGTTTAATGGACCAACCTACTGCTACATCAACACCTGTTGGTAATGCTGGATTAGCAATAACAACAACATTTGATCTACCAGTTGTAGTGGTAGTAGTGCTGTATTGGTTATCTGCATAGTCATCAATAGTAAAGTCTTTTCGTTCTTTGTAGACATAACTGTTGTTTGTACCAGGTGCTGAACCTTCCAAACTACCAAGATACATTTTACCGTCTTGCTTGAATATCAACCCGCAACTTACCCCAAGTGTCCATCTAGTCCAAACTTGAGTTAAGTGGTTATACACATATTGTTGGGTTGCCTGTGTATCGGCAGCATCTGTCGGCATAGCAAGTATATACTTTCGTGCGGATTGATAAGCGATACCCCACGCTGCTTGAGTCAGGTTGGGGAATAATGTAGGAGAGGTGTTCTCGATAATAGTTTTATCTAATAGGAACGACATAATCTGTGCATCAGAATCACTTAGTGCCACCACACCCTGATCTGATAAGAAATACACTTTATTGTCTAGTTCTGCGGCAGTATTGTCTGCCAATATACGAACGTTGTAGTCGATTGGAGTTATAGTGAATGGTGGAGCCGCATTACTAATACGGAATACACCATCGTCTTTAAGTACCATAACGCCGTCTCGTAGTGGTACTATCCGTCTAATAGGCTGATTTGCACTACCTATCTCAATATAGTTTACAACAGGAACTGCTTCTGGCTGGTTGAACTTGCTATAATATATTCTATTTGGGCGGGCATCATTTGTACTCGTGATAGGTAGTGCCTGTTCCCAGCATAGATTGTTACTTGTTGTAATAGTGAATGTATCTGCTGTAAGTGAAAGTCTATCAAACCTTAACTGTCCTGGTAAATCGTTCGTTGATGACACATAATAACCAGTTACAAGTGTATTTCCTGCAAATCCATTAGCAACTAATGCTATGTTTGATGCAGTTACTTGGATATCATATCCCGGATTGCCTGTATTGCTTACTTGAAACTGCCCTAGTGCGTCATTATTAGCGCCACCTATCGCTGTAAGTGCAAAACTAGTACCACCAAACTCATTTGCAGTAAAAGTAATAGTGTCACCTGGTACAATGGCATTTGCGCCATTGGATGCACCTGCACTAATCAGTGTAATATTGGCAGTTTGTAATGTGCGAGTGTTGGCATAGAAAGCATATTGCTTGAATGTGCATATATCCATTGCCCACGGAGGTCTAAAGTTACTTTGTAAAATACCATCTTGCCCTTGATTTGTGTATAATGCAGCACCCGTAGCAAGTGCAACAGGGGTAATATCATCCACTGTTATAGTTGCTGTACCAGTACATACATCTTCATATACAAGTGACATTTCGTCATCTGGAACACTTGTTAAGTTAGGGCTGGCATTTCCTCTATATAACTGGTATATAAAGTTTGTTGGGTTCAGTTGTACTTCTTTTGGTAGTTGAAATGTTACTTCTGCATTTGTAGCATTGCCTGTGTTGTTTACAACAACAATTCTACTCGATGGGGCACCTAATACCAACTGGTTATTATAGTCTCTATACCCAAATACCACTCGATATGCTACCGATGTAGTATCAGGTAAAAAGCCAGTAACACCTAAAGCGGTGCCAGTCCCACTTAAACCAGGTGGGCTACCTGCTGGGCGTGGGCTACCTGCTGTATTATCAAGTCTATATGTACCATCACGTGTAATAAAGTAGAAGTTCTTGTTTGTTTCAATACCACGTACTCTACTTGCTGCATTTGTTGGTGCAGGTACAGGATAATCACCCGAATATGTTGTAAAAACACCATCAGAGTTTATATCAACCATCATATTACCGTTGGTTGTGTTGATTAGTTTAGTGTTGTTATACTGAAGTATGCTACTAACGCCGTCACCCTCTAATGTATAGAAACTATTGTCGAATCCACGACGTGTTTCTACTACAGATGGCCTATCAATCACTACATTATCGGCAATAGATAATGCACCTTGTGGTGCATTATTACCAAAAGTAGACGGATTTAGTATTAATCCGTGTATTGCTAGTTGAATACTCGATGGAGTATTTGCATCAGACATTACCAACGCCCCCAAGATGAGCCTTTACTTGCTCTAAATGCACTGTTTGTTGGTATTAACTTGATTGGCTTGCCAACTACTCGTGGTGCAATCATCAATAATGCCATTTTAATCATACTATTGTATGTGTCTTCTGCTGTTTTCTGTCCTGTTCTATCACCTGCTGACTCAAGCACCATTGTCGCTGCTTTCTGTACCAGCACTGGTAATAAGTCTTTTGGTATGTTTTGTGCAAAAACACTGGTACCTCGTGGGCAAATCCAGTCACCTGCTACAATATTTGCACCTGTACCAGCCGGCAATGTGATAATATTTGAAACGCAGTTAACAAGTGTAGCATTGTGTATTGGTGCATAACTTGTATATACTGTGGTTGCAACTGATGCATCTTGAACATAGTCGTGTGGTAGATCACCACTTATTGCACAAACTCTAGTAAAACCTGCATACCACGGAAGCACCTTATCTAATGTGCATACATCACCGGTAATACTAACCACCATACCAGCATCAGTAGTTAAGCACAGATCAGCAGGAGGGCGTTGATAGGTAATACGAACTATTTTGCCACTTGCAAGTCCATACGGAAATATTTGCAGTTGATTTCCTTGTAAGTAAAAGCCACCAACATATTGGTTGTTCATTTGTGGTAATACAACCAATGCATTACCGAAACTGAGTGCGGCTGCTTGTGTAGGTGTTAGTCTTGGCACATTATAAAAACTGCCGTCTGTACCAACTATATACACATCACGCAGACGTAAACCACTGGATTCACCGGGTACCATTACCCAGTTTTTAACATTTGTGGGTGGGCTACCTGCTGGATACGTAGGTATAACAGGCATTTGAGTGTCCATTGTTACTACGAAATGCTCTTCTAGTGTGGCTTCTATAGCAGGTACTATAAATCCTTTCAGTGCTTGGTCTAAAAAGTTGAGTAATACATCGTCAGAATATGCAGCACCACTGTCTGGTATTGTTTCTCGTTGCTTTACTAACTCGATGAGTCCTAAAGTTGTATCATCCATTTATGGACTCCTTATTTGCTGGCAAGAAACTCTTTTAATGAAAGTTTTTTACCTACCTTTTCTTCGTCGTCTTCGTCTGCTACTTCGTCAGTAGGTTCGGAAACTTCTTCACTTTCGTCTTCCTCTACAAGACTAGGTTTTTCTTCTTTTGGGCCGAACTTCTTGCCGTCCTCACCAAGCATAAATGCCTTAAGCATATCTAATACTTGTTTTTTCATTTCTATTTCGTTTGACATAATGTTTCCTCTACTTATTTAGTTGATTATTTTATCTTAGTTCTGACCAGTAACTTATACCCGAGGCTGAAGTAACTTTATATGTGTATCCGGCCGGTACTATAAATGACGGAGTTACAGTAATATTAACTGCACCAACAGAAAACATTGTTGTTCCATTAACTATAATTGTTGTTCCGGAGTTACTATCACAAATAACCATAACTTGAATCGGTTTCGATGTGCTGTTTGTATATGTGGTGCCCGATGTTCTTGATGCTGTTAAGTTCGACCAAGATTGACCAACACCTACTCCTTGAGCATTAGTACAGTTTGATAAATCACCACTGCTCGGTGTACCTAGCACGCCACCCGGTGAATACTTGGCGTTGAATAAACTCCAATCAGCCGCTGTTAAGGCACCGCGATTGGTTGCATTAGCAGTTGGAACATTTAATGTAATAACTGGTGTGGTAGTGCTATTTGCTACAGTTGATGTAATATTAACACCTGTTGAACCAATAGTTAGTGCAGCCACAGAAGTTACTGTGCCTGACCCGCCTGTTCCACTTGCTGCTGCTGTAATGCGTCCTTTGCTATCAACTGTTATACTTGCATTAGTATAACTGCCTGGAGAAACTGTTGTATTTGCTAATGTAAGCGGTATACCTGTAGTGCCTGTTCCAGTAGCATCACCGCTTACTGTAATATTTTGATTACCTACAATATACCCTGTGTTTGACGCAGCATATACAATGCCTTTGGCAGATACAGAAACTGTATTATAGGTGCCTGCTGCTACACCACTTGCCGCTAATGTTGCTGCAAAAGTGCCTGTACCTGTACCTGTTACATCACCTGTCAACGTAATAGTTTGAGGTGTTCCACTTGCTACTGCTGTAATGCGTCCTTTGCTATCAACTGTTAAACTGCTATGTGTATATGAGCCGGGTGTCACTGCTGTATTTGCTAATGTTGTTGCAAAAGTACCGGTGCCACCACCTGTTACATCACCAGTTAATACAATAGATTGGTCACCTGTGTTTGACCCGCTTGCTGTACCGCTAATATTACTACCTGTGACTGTTCCACTTGCTGCCACACTTGTTGGAGTGATTGCACCTAGTCCTATTGATATATTGGGTGTAGTGGTAGCAGTTGCTACAGAAGCAGTGACTCCGTTACTTGGTGTAACTGCAACACTTGTTACAGAACCTGCACCGGGAAATGCTGCCCAGGAAGTATCTGCTCCGTCTGTGATAAGAACTTTGCCAGCGTTAGTGGCCTGAGATGGTGCAAGTGCATTAAATGATGCATTTGCAGTAGTCTGTCCTGTTCCACCTAAAGCAATCGGTACTGTTACTGCTAAAGTTGTTGTGAAACTTCCTGTTCCACTACCAGTTACATCGCCAGTTAACGTTATTGTCTGATCACCTGTGTTTGTGTTAGAACTAGTGCCGCTATGAGTACCACTCAAGTTACTACCAGTTACTGTTCCCACTGCTGCTACACTCGCGGGGGTGATTGCACCGAGTGTCAGTTCTAAAGTAGGTGTCACTGTAGGGTCAGTTACTACACCAGATACACCATTTGCATTAGTGAAGGTAAAACCAACTACAGATCCACCTGATCCACCACCGCTTGCACCCCATTTAAGCCCTGTCGGGGATGAACTATCAGCGGTTAAAACTAAGCCATTTGCACCGACAGGCAATCTATCATTAATAGTGCTGAATGTGTATAAATCACCTTTGGTGGTAAGTGGACTACCACCTGCACCACCCGAGCCGATAGGACTACCAGCAAAGTAGAGTTCATTACCGACTATTGAAAGTTGTAGGTCACCCGAGTTCAACGAGTTTCTCCAAGTAATAGAATCTGTATTTGAAAGTCTTAGTACACCAGTTTCTGCTGTCTGTATTGATGCTGATCTAAAGAACGGTGCTCTTAGACCATTTGCATTACCAAAGTCTACATCATTTGTAAGTGTAAATGTTCCGCCAGATAAGGTTAGAGACCCGCTTGCTAATGCAGTTAGGTAGTTTGTAACTGATTGCCCCCATCCTCTTTCACCTGTTACAGGGATAATGTATGGTAGGCCGTTGTATATTACTGTTGACATTTTATTCCTTTAACCTAGTCTTGCTTCTACAGCATCTACTTTGGCTGACAGTTCTTGGATTGCTTTTATCATTGGTCCAATCAGTTCTTCATATCCGATAGATAATGCATCATCACCGCCGCCTAGTTTATGATCTTGATACCCACCAAAGTCAACACCAAAGTGTTCCATTGCTTGCTTAACTTCTTGGGCAATAAGCCCGTGGTGTTTTCTATTACGAGTTTTACTACCATCATGAGTAAGGTTAGACAGTTTAGATGCTTCAAGCCAGGAGTCAGTTCTGCTCTTAAATTGCTCGTCTGTTTCATCTACTTCCCTAATAGGTGCAGGAAGGCGATAATCTTCGCGCATATCCCACTTAAAGTCTACAGCACGTAAGAAGTTGATAAAGTCTAAACCTAGTGTGGTATCAGTAACATCTGCTTTGTCTCGAATATCTGAACGGTTCTGCAATGCACCATATGCATATGATGTAACAGCACTATTACCTAGTTGAAGTTGGCAACTACCTGTTACTGCAGAACACCAACCTATCGACGAGGAATTAATAGTATTTAATGCTGTATAGAACGATTGCGGGCCGACTGCTGTATTACACGAACCAGTTGTTGTAAATTGCAATGCACCCATACCAAATCCTGCATTTTGATTACCTGTGGTCAGGCTTCCGGCGGCTCTCCCTACTACTGTATTATTACTACCTACTGCACCTGTCATTGATGTATCACCTACTACAACATTACCATAACCGGTAGTATTTTGATATAGTGTTCGCCACCCTATAGCAATATTTTGGCCGCCTGTGGTATTACTACACAAAGAGTAATACCCGATTCCTATGTTTGCAAGCCCTCCTGTATTCAAGGATAGACTTCTTTCACCTATTGCTACATTCCAACAACCGGATGTGTTTTTTTGTAGCGCACAATAACCAACTGCAATATTACTATACCCTACTGTATTTTTCTCTAAGGCGCTAACACCAATCGCCACATTGTTAATACCTGTGGTAATATTATTAAGTGTTAGATATCCTAAACTTGTATTAAACGGTGTTGCGCTATTAGTGACACCTAGTAAACTACTGCCACCACCTGCACCACTGAATCCACTTGTACCTGTAGCACCAGATACGCCACTGTAACCGCTAGTGCCGACACCGGTAGCACCGCTGATACCACTATAGCCAGATGCACCTGTTACGCCATTTGAGCCACTTACACCACTATAGCCACTTGTACCTGCACCGGCCGGACCTGTAGCACCACTAATACCACTATAGCCAGATGCGCCTGTTACGCCATTTGAGCCACTTACACCACTATAGCCAGATGCGCCTGCTGCTCCAGTAGTGCCAGAATAGCCACTTACACCTGCTCCAGTAGCGCCTGAGTAGCCACTAGTGCCTGTACCGCTGTAACCGCTAGTTCCACTTGTTCCAGTAGTGCCAGAATAGCCACTTACACCATCTGCACCTATAGTTCCATTTGTGCCACTATAGCCAGAGACACCACTTACACCACCAGATGGCCCTATGGCTCCACTAAACCCACTAAAACCGCTGTAGCCGGATATATACCCGCCACCCAGCAGATCATTTAAATATATTGCCATCTGTTATCCTTAAGTTAAACCCAAGTTGCTATTGCTACTTGCTTCCATGTATCTGTTGCAGTGCAAACATAGATAAAGTCTGCATCCCATGCAATAGTACCTTTCACGCCTGCTGCTGTTGCACTTGCAGGGGTGCTTGTTGCTACTACCAATAGTGGTGTAGTTACACTTGCAGGAGTAATAGCGTTGTTATTTGGAATAGCAACTCCACCTACCGTTAAATGTTCTACATCTACTCTACCTGTTACACCTAGATTGCTCCAGGAATTTATTACGCCAGTTGTCATACTATTTCTCCGTTTATATATTTATTACTTCTTGTCATATATGTTTAAGTGGCTTGGTTGAACGTGTGTTGAAACCAGTTGATCCACTTTTGCATGATATGCTGCCACCGAAACCTCTATCTCGTGCATCTCTAATGATAGAGAACTTATGTTACCAGTCGTCCACACAAATGCTGCTATAATAAGTGACTGAATAGCACCTAATACCCACACACCTATCTTGTAACTTCCCCTAAACTGATTCAGTAAGGCGGCTTCATTTTCGGCATGTTCGCTAAAGTCTTTTCTATGATCTCTAAATGCAGTTACGTGATCATTCAATCTACCACTAATATCTTCTACTGCAATAGTATTTTTTATTAGTGATTGATTGATGTTGTTTAGGACCATTAGGGTGGCACGTTTCTCAGAATCATTTTCGGCACTAATCATTGCCTCTATATCTAGTGTATTCATATGATCGGTTGCCCTTTTATTGTATTCCATTAGAAGTTACACTCTAAGTAAACTTGTGAAAGATGAGTAGCAGTTGCTGTTGCAGTAGCATTATTTGCTCTGAAACATCTCCAATATAATGCTGCTGTATTTAGTGGTAGTTGAGTACCGGGGGTGCCGGCAGTTATTTGGCCACTTACACTTGCTGTGCCTGATATTAGGTTGCTTACTTTGTAATAAACTGTATCAGATACGTTAGTTGGCGCATATAATACTAATCTATACATATCGGTTTGTGAACTGCTCTTTGGAAAACCGCCACCTAATCCGATAGGCGTTTGTGCAGCACTACCACCGTAGTATAAACTCATATTAGTATCACCTGTTGCTGCACCAATACCAATAATATTAGTAAATGTAGCAGGAGAAGTAGTTGCTACTGGAGCAGTTGTAATATTTGTTAATCCAGCGAAACAAATTGCAGTTGCTAATGTATCATTTGGACCAAAAGTAATAGAAAGAAAGAATCCACCAGCAGTTCCTGTACCAAGGGTCATTGGTGTTCCGTTAGCGGCGGTATAATATCCACTTGCTAAACCTGCTGTACCTGCTGATACAGATGAAGTTCTTGGGAAACGAGTAAATCTATTTGTTATCGATGGAACAACGGCAGTTGAGGTAGCAATAATAGTTGGCGCAGTCATACCCGACACAACTGGTGTTGCTACACCTTGCGTTGGTTGAATCCAACCAATGATCTTATCCATTTTACACGCCTGTAACATATAATCAACACCCGTCTGATCCTTCCACTCAGGACTTGTTCTACCAGCCACTGCTTCACTATACATCAGTCCGACACCATCATTCGGTGTTGGTGGACTTGTTGGTGCATTAGGTAGTATTAAACAAATATTTTCGTCATCATATGGATTAACTTCAACACCTTCCCAACCTGTGGCACCTTTACTTGTAATATTTAGAGTTGCACCACGCGGAATAGGAAGTGCCACATTAGCAGCAAGCGCATCGATAGTTTGACCACTACTTGGATACACATTTAATGTATTTGCTCCGTGGTTTACAATAACATATGTTTGACCGACTGTAGCAGCACTCATTGCTGGTAATACAGCACCGGTATTCGCAGCCACTGTGCTAAAGAATGTAGTGGTTGCAGTAATCGCTGTAGCGGTTCCTTGTGTAGAACCTGCTGCTGATGCACCGTTTGTTGTAGTTTCTGGCGCCACAGGTCCAAGACCGTTCACATACAAACCAGTAGAGTCTACTTTGAGGCGTTCTGTTGTACCCGATCCAAGTAGAACTGTATCTGATAGAGATGTACTGCCGTTTAACGAGCCTATAACGGTATTATTAATACCGGTAGTTATACATTTGCCGGCGTCCAAACCTATACCTATATTTCTACAACCAGTTGAAATATTATAACCCGCTGCACACCCAATCATAACATTGCCGCTACCGGTTGAATTACATGTCAGTGCTGTATAGCCTAATGCTATATTATTGTCGCCGAGGGTATTAAATCTAAGAGTACTACACCCTATTGCAATATTATAATCACCTATTGTATTAGCATTTAGAGCCTGAGAACCTATTGCTAGGTTGGCAAGTCCGGTTGTACTTGCTTGTAATGCGCCTGCGCCAAATGCATAATTGTCGACACCGATTGTATTTTTATTAAGTGCATTAAGTCCGATTGCAATATTATCGGCGCCTGTGGTGTTTGATGCTAATGCGCCTGTACCGATTTTTAAGTTATTAAAACCGTCTAAAGATGAACCACCACCACTGCCACTAAACCCGCTTGTTCCTGTAGCACCACTATATCCACTTACACCGCTATATCCGCTACCGGCAAATGCGCCATCTATACCACTATAACCACTTACACCACTATAGCCACTTGTACCTGCTGTTCCATTAGATCCGCTTACACCACTATAGCCACTTGTTCCTGCTGTTCCATTAGATCCGCTTACACCACTATAGCCACTTGTTCCTGCTGTTCCATTAGATCCGCTTACACCACTATAGCCACTTGTACCTGCACCTGTAGCGCCGCTGTAGCCACTTACACCGCTGTAGCCAGATAACCCAGAGAATAGTGTATTATTAACGTATAGTCCACTGTTATCGACTCTAATACGCTCACAGGTACCTGCACCGAGTAATAATGTGCAAACACACCCTGCTCCACCTGGTAATGAGCCAATAACTGTATTACTTGTACCAGTTGTAATCGAACAACCCGATATATTACCTATACCAATATTATTACTAGCATTACTATACTGTAATGCAGATGAACCTATCGCAATACCATAGGATCCTGCTATGTTAGATGCTAATGCTAAACAACCCAATGCATTATTATTGCTGCCGTTATTTAAGGTTAATGCGTGCCATCCTAATGCGTTATTATTACACCCGCTTGTTGTTCCACACATTGCCTCATAACCGATAGCAAAGTTATTATGGCCGGCGGATAGATTTCTTAATGTTTTATATCCTTGAGCATAGTTATTATTACCTGTACCCGATAGGTAAAGTGCAGCATATCCTTGAGCAAAGTTATTACAGCCTGTGGTATTACCGTATAACGACACATAACCTATAGCAGTATTATTACTACCTGTTGTATTTTTACATAAGGTTCCTGCACCGATTGCTAAGTTATTATTACCTAGTGTATTACTACCTAGTGCTCCGCCGCCTATACCTAAACTATTACGTGCGTTCATTGCAGCAACACCGCTGAAGCCACTTACGCCACTGTAGCCACTAGTTCCTGTTCCTGTGGCACCACTATAGCCAGATACACCACTTGCTCCGTTTGTGCCACTATAGCCACTTACACCAGATGCACCATTTGTTCCACTATAACCAGATACACCACTATAGCCACTAGTTCCTGTTCCTGTGGCACCACTATAGCCACTTACACCAGATGCTCCGTTTGTGCCACTATAACCAGATACACCACTAACACCTATATGCTCGTGTGACATTCTTAATAATGTACCATTACTAAAGGCACCGGCAGCAACATTATATGTAACTACGAATGTATGATATGCTCCGCTATCTGTATTGGATGTTACATTAAATCTTGCATATACATTATCATTAGTTTGATCTTTAAACTCTAAGGTATCACCGACCCCTATAGTATTTAGATAGGCACCTAATGTGGTACCTGTATTATCAGCATCTTGTATCCATACTGTAGTAACAGATGCATAAGCAGAGTTATTAAATCTAACACCACCGTTACTCATTCCTACACCGCTTGCTGTAGTGGTGCTAAATGTCATTCCTACGCCGGACGATACACCGCTGAAACCACTTACACCAGAGAAACCACTATATCCACTTATACCGCTATAACCACTTGTACCGGTTGCTCCGTTAGATCCACTTATACCGCTATAACCACTTGTACCGGTTGCTCCGTTAGATCCACTTATACCACTATAACCACTTGTTCCTGCTGTTCCATTTGAACCACTTACACCACTATAGCCACTGGTACCAGTTGCTCCGTTAGATCCACTTACACCACTATAGCCACTTGTGCCTGAATATCCACTTAGTCCGTCAACACCAATAACCCCATTTGTACCTGAATATCCACTTGTACCTGAAGCACCTGTAGCGCCACTATAGCCACTTGTACCTGAAGCACCTATTGCTCCACTAAACCCGCTATATCCGCTACCAGCAAATAGGCCGTTTAGACCACTTGTTCCGCTATATCCACTAACACCGCTTGCTCCGTCTACCCCAATGACACCGTTTGCACCGCTATATCCACTTATACCTTGAGGGCCTGCTGTGGCAACCACACGCCATGTAGTGCCATCATATGTAAATGTTACTGTAACTCTACCAATATCAATAATGAGTGGTCCTGCCAGACCATCAAATGTATGTCCGTTGCCGTTTATTGTTAGATTATTTGTTGCAAAGTTATCGTTATCTGTTATAACGATTATGCTGCCAAGCACTGGAGCAGCGGGGAATGTCATTGTCCACGGGCCGCCTGCTGTACTTGCTAGGTATTGAGTATCTACAGTTGCATTTGTTGTTGTGGATACTGTTGTCCACGCTTTTAGAATACCGCTAAAACCACTATAACCCGATGTTCCGTTTGTACCATTTGAACCACTATATCCACTTTTACCACTATAACCAGATGCACCATCTACGCCTATTATGCCATTTGATCCACTATAGCCGCTGTATCCACTAATACCGCTATAACCCGAGCCACCGCCGCCACCTATAATAGGTAAGCCGTTGAGTGTTAGGTTATCGGAGTTATCAAGTGCTAAGTTACCAACGTGTCCAGTTGTGCTATTATACAATCCATCAATAGGAAGTACCGCGCTTGCTAATAGTTGTTGGAGTTGGAGTGCGTTGTTACTATATCCTGTATCGCCTGTTGTAGGCCATAAAATAGTTACTCCTCTGACCGTTATTGGTGATGCCATAGATGTTTATCCTCGAAATGCGTAATGTATTTATGACTCGCGAAAAATTGTTATTTTTGCAAATAGTGTTATAATAAAGTATGATAAATGCTAAAGACAAATATAGAAATCATATGGGTAGAGCCCGTCGCAGAAATATACCATTTCTTCTTACATTTGATGAATGGTTGTCCATATGGGAACAGTCCGGACATTCAAATAATCGCGGCCCCAATGAGGGACAATATTGTATGTCGAGGTATAACGATCTTGGAAACTATGAAGTTGGGAATGTATTTATTCAACTATCTTCAGAAAATGCAAAGCAGGGAAGGACCGGCATGAGAGATGGTATACGAACGAAACTTAATGCTGGCGAGTTGTATACAAAAAGAGTAAGATCGATTAGAACAGTACCATTAAGAAAAGTCATGGTTAAAGATATTATTTATAATACTATTAAAGAAGCATCTAATGAGTTAAATGTATCTCAACAGTGTATTAGAAGTAGAATAGTTCAGAAATATGATAATGGGTCTTATCGATATCTGTGACTCGTAAAAAAGGGACCGAAGTCCCTTATTTATAGTTGTTAAACTATTAGGATGTGATCCCTGTAAGTTTAGTACACACGGCTGGGCGTGTAACTAAAACAGATTGCTGACTGAAAATCCTAAAAGTAAATCCAGCAGTTGTTGGGGACTGAATAAAGATCTGTCCGTTATCTGTACCAGGAATGTTAAACGACACATCGCTGGATCCAATACGCACTGCGCGTTTTGTTGGGAACATAAATGCTTCGCCTTCCTTACAATACTTGTGAGCCATAATGCTTAACTTACCGTTTTGGCTATGGAACTCAAGTGCTTCGAAGCCGCTAACGACTTTCTTAGAACTGTAAGAACTATCCAACATACGATATGCCATTTGCTCTGTAGACAATGATTGCCATACGCTTGGGTTGACGTAAACATCAACATCTTCGCTTAAACCACGTGCAGAAGCAACTGCCACCGCGGATTGTAGTTTAGCAAGTGTCAAAGCACCGCCAACTGCATATGTGTTTGCTTTCCATAGCGAGTATGTAGCAGCGTTAATACCGAACAAAGAACCTGTGTTTAAGAAGATCTTGTCAAGTCCAACTGCTTCATCAGCGCCGTCAGTACCTGCACTGTAGAAACGCAAATAACCATTTGCAACATCTGTACCGTTGTCGATAGCAGCGATGTCGCCTGTTGAGCCAGTTACAGTAATAGTTTTGTTAACTACGTCGATAGCCGACACAGTAACAGCACCGTCTGTATTCATAGCAGCACCAGCAGATGTATAAACATCAAGTGCAGCACCTTCCAGTGGTGTCCACAAACCAGCACTCCATTCACCTGTTGCAAATGCAAGCGTTGTGCTTGTTGTGTTTACATTAGTGGATGTAGCAACTTGACCAAGACCTGTTGGAGATTGACCATACAACAGAGCAATTTCAAGTCTACGACCGAAAGATTCCATTGCATCACCCATCACTAAGTCAACAGCATTGCGGAACGAGTTGACATTGTCAGAACGTGCCACTGCTTCATACGAAATACCAGATTGTTCCAAGATAATAAAACCGTCAACTACTGCGTTTTGTGTCTTCATAGACGAAGCAGGATTCAAGTTGAATGTTCCATTATTCGGGCGGCTATAGGTAAACCCTTGCTCTGAACGTACGATGACGGGAGCATTATATTGATTACCTAATAGGTAGTCACGTCCTTGGAATTTAATACCACGGGTTAAGAGAGATTCTTCGGGGATCAAATTCTCGATTTGATCAGCATAGGCCATCTTGAAGAGGCCATTTAAGTCAGTTGTTGTAGTTCCAGCCATAATATATTTTCCTTTATAAAAATTGGCGTTAAAAATATAAGTGATAGCAAACCTATGCTATTACTTTGTCCTTTACGCATTTCTCTATTTTAAGGATTAGCCAGCAGCGTCCCATTCACTAGATGAATGTGTATAATCGTGTAGATGGGTTACCGCTACGGGGCTCATCTACAAAGTTATTTATCATTTTGAATAAAAGTTTTCAAATAGGTCTGTAGTAAGAATATTTTTATCAAGATCACCTGTCATATTACCAAATGTATCCCAATCAGTGGTAGTATGTCTGCTAAACATTTCGAGTTTATTTTGAAATGGATGCATACGAGTTATTCTTTCTCGAATATCGTGGGGTTTTTCGCTATGAACTGTTCTTGCTTTTGATAGAAACTGTCGTTCGTTTCGCGAACCTCTTGGCTGCGGTATCTTACCTTTTTTACCTACTATAACTAGTTCTATCTGCGACATAGTATAATTACCGGGGTTTACTACCTGTTTATCCCATACAAATGCAATAGTTGTATATTTAAATCCCCACGAAGTAAGCACTTCGATAGCAACATCAAGCATAGGACTTCCTACCCACATATAGCATAAACAATCATCATCTGTAATAGTTGATACCGGCATTGCTTTTATATCTTCTATTTGCATTGTATCATAATGTGTAGAAGCGGACCCCGATAATAGGTCTGCAGATCCGCCATGCTGGGAGTTATTATATTCCCATGGCGGATCTGCGTATATTACTTGATATTTTATTTCTATCTCTTCTATTGTTTTATAGTGCATATTTTATCCGAATAAAGATGTTGGTAATGGTTCTATATTATTTAGGAATGTTATGCCTGGTATAGTTTTAAGGCCTTCAAACATTTGTGATCCTTCTCTTACAAAATAATATCTGGGCTTTGGTTTTATCCATATCGCTAGTTCGTGTTTATCAGTAGGTGGTTGTTCGTCAAATCTAAATGAAATTATGCCACATACATTAAGTGACTTGTGACATATGATATTACCCACTTTCTGTTCCCATGCACATCCGTTACCATACCCAATAGAACGCATATCCTCGGCATCAAACGGATACTTAGTATCTATTAAATATTTCTTAAAGGTACCAGTATCTAATAACTCTTCCGGGTTATCTATTAGGTATTGTACCGCTATTTCTCTAAACTTTAGTTCTGTTGTCATAACACTCCTATGTAATAGAAGCATTATATATTATTTATCTATAGAAAGTCAAGCAGTAGAGGCTGGTTTTAGTTTCTGACCCCCGCCAATTCCGACTATTAAAGCAGTAATACCTGTACCAAAGTTCAGTATATCGAAGGTATTACTCTTAATAGTTACATACACTTGCAGTGAGATAGCAGCAAATAGCGCAAGAGCGCCTAAGAAGGCGATAATATCGAACGATGTGCCGTCTCTCTCAGTGAAAATGTCTTTTAAAAACTTCATTCTATATTAAGTTTGTCAGCAACCATGTTAATCACTTTAATCGACTTCTCTAAGTCAAATACATTATCTGTAATAGAAAAGTTTTCTATAATGAGATTTATTACTTCTTGTCGTGTTTTATAACGCTGGTCGAACATCTGCACTATACACAACAAATACTTCTCTATATCGTCGTCGGGTATGAGTGCAGTTTCTTCCTCGCTTATTTTGAGTAGTCTCATTTCTTCCTATATGTTACTGTTACAGTATCTATCTCAAATAAGTTATCAAATGTAGTTTCTATTACCGGTTCTACTTTCTTTTCTACAAACGGTGCAGTGAATGTAACTGCTTTTGGTCTACCACTTACTTCTACAAACTCAAACTCCTCCCAGTTACTAAACATATCTATCTTGATTAGTTCTTGAGTTACCATTGTTAGCAACTTGCAAGTTATTGCAGATAGATCTCGTTGAGTGCCTATCGTTAAGTTGTCGAGTATACCTTCCACTGCACTTTTAATGCTATTCATACCACCACCGGCTTGTTTACCCTTCCATGGCAGTTTTGCGGTTGGTCTTGCTAGTTGTTTACCTATTGCGTTAAACTTAGCATCGTCGCAGGTTTCGCAATCCTCGCATATTTGAAATACTTCTGTTAGCCAGTTCATAATGAACTTCTTATCGCTAATATGTATTTCTCTATACTCTGTAGTTGCCATTGTATCTTTAATTCTATATTCAAATTGTATTTTCATAAATGCTCCTTGCATCGTTTGTTCTACCTAACATGTTCTCCCACATTTTAACAGTAAAGTTTGAGGAGTTCAATGTTTCGTCTCTTAGTGCATATACTAAGTTCCAACTGCCATCTGGACCTGTAAAGAATGCTATTGATCTAGGAATATATGCTTCTCCCATCTTTACTTTCTTTTCTATGTATTTTGCAATACTAACAAATGGCAATACATTCACTACTAATGGTATCTCTATGTATTGTAGATATACTTGCATTTCCAGTGTAGGTGTTTGTGTATGATGCCTAGTTAGCAGTTCGTCTAATACGGTTATTAGTTGATACTGCTTTTCTGTTATTGCTTGCGTGTCGTAGTTTGTTGGTTTCTTAAACCATTTTAATATATCCATTATTGCTCCTTAAAGTAACTTCTCGAAATCTGTCAAATACATCATTACCAATGCGGGCTTGTGATTGCCACGCATTATAACAAGTGGTGTGAGTCCTTCTGCGTTGTCTGCCGCTTGTGTCATAAAGCGATAGTCTTGTGCTAACGCTTCTGTGCGTTTGCCTTCTATCGCGTAGGGGAATAGTTTTCTAATAGCAGGTGATAGTTTCAAATCCATGCCCGGCTGGCTTGTAGTTGGAACCACTATATCGGCATCACTAAACTCAGGGAACTGAGTGTGAAGCCATGCTTTGATTTCCACTATTAAACTTCGGCCTTTGGCCTTCCTACCAGCCGTGTTCATACAGAAAGTCCTAATACTCTACGTTCTGTTACATAGGCGTCCCATAGCGGTCTTAATGTTGGATATGTGTTTAACTCATATTCGTTCGGGCCGCGCTTGCCTGTGTAGAACTCTCTACGATTGATCTCGTTATTTAGAACTCTTACCTGTTCACGCATTTCATCTATTGTTAGTGTAAATCCCATTATTCAGCCTCCAAATATTCATATCCACCTTTCTTTCTACCTATCTTTTGATATACACCCGATAGAGTGATACCCTCAGCCTTTGCTGCTTCTGTTAGTGAAGAAAATACACCTAGTGGTGTCCTTATTTTCCTACCAGGTGTAAGGCATACCGTACTACAGACACCAAAGTATCCTCTGTAGTCAGCATAGTCATTACCTGCCTTAGTTTTTAAGCCTTCACCTGTTTCGCGTTGAAGTTTGCCACGCAAGCATCTATGTATAATACACGAGGGATCTTCCCCGTGTGCTCTACCTGCTGCTTTGAAACTATTGAATGTTCCAAGTGGTGTTGTTACCGCTGTTGAGTGAGGGTTATTCCTTGAGGTTTTCTGTCTCACTTCGTCCGTCACTACGAACCCTTTCTGTCTTCCCGATGTTGTATTCCTTGTCATATATTGTAAATCCTTGTTTTCCTTTCATAAGCCATCTATACACTGTAGGGGCTTCTATGTTATAAAATGCCATCGCCTCTTTTACTGAAAATGTACCGTCTAAGGATTGTATCAACGTTGACCCTCGTGGGCGACCCTTATCAATCCTAGGTGGTTTAGTGTATTCCACATCTGGTTCGTTCCTTCTTATCATTACCGACTTAATAGGTGCCTTAAACACATATTTCTGTAATGATGGACAAAACGAGTCCGGTACCTTATCAACATAAACTTTTATCAATTCATCAAACTCTTTTTGATCCATATTTACTTTCTTATTATATTTATCGGCAGTAATAAAATATATGCTGTATTTACGGTATTATGAGGCGTATTTTTTGAATACTGGTAAATATCATTGTAATGTACACATATAATGTGTTATACTGTATTGTTATAAGCACATACATCCAACCACATATCATTAAGGAATACACTCTCACATGACAACACTATCTCTCACACAATCTCACAAAGATACTCACACAGTCTCACGCATAGTCTCAAGCATAGTATCTCAAAGAGACACTACAGATACTCACACAGTCTCACGCATAGTATCTCACATAGACATTCATGCACAGAACTATAGTGACTCACTT